ACCGAGACTTAAATGCAGCACTCAATATCCGAAGATGTCAAACTTCCCTTGTTCGTCCTGCAAGCCTGACAAGGCAACCAGACCAAGAAAGACTGGAAGTAGTAATCGGAAGAGTAACAAAATGGTAAAGGCCTTGAAAGCAGTTTGGAACGCAAATCAAGGAGCTGGGCTTACCATTAGGTTTTCCTGAAACCCTAAGAGTAGTGACTATGGGGTTAAAAAACAGGATACCATATACAACGACGAACCATTATTGGGTAACCCTCGATTTATTAGTAGGTGTTCCAAAATTCGTTTGTTGGAGTATATGTGGATATATCTATCTCTCAGATGGATACCTCATATGGGATACAATGAATTATCCATTATCTTTGGATCTTCTCCCAGTTCAGTATCCTATATGTAGGCTCATGAATGCCAGTGACTTCCCTGTATGGTCTGCATCCTCAACATATGGATTTATTTCCCCCTGGGGCACAGGAGTTCCAACATGTAATTTTGATTACATTAATCCAATTGTAGCAAAATAGTGAACATCAGTTATTATTCGGTCTTCGTCGCGTACTAGTAGATATTGTAAATAGAATCAAGAATACTGATGCTTGTTGTATTTGTCTGAATGACATAAGCAACACGTTTACCACTCGATACATGATGTAATATATGATGTAAATAGATCACCCCCGACTTGTCCAAAACTGCATCAGTGTGTTTGTTTGTATTGTGAGATCTCAGGTCGAACTCATGCTGTCATACTCTAAGAATATTAAAGATGAAATAGTCTCGAAACTCTGTTTCCATGGCTGGTTTAAAATTACATGCTTTTTCACACTACCGTACACAATGTAGTAAAAATATATTTAAAACAATTACTTAATATTAATAATGGCACGAGATTTAGCGGTATACAAGGTTTGCAAAATTCACTTGTCAAGGTGTTCCGCATCAACACCAAAATGAATAATAGAAGATTTATATCCACAAGGGATGCGAATAACACTAGAGTTCCATGGATTCAATGAAGCAAGTTTTTTCACATCATATTGGTCTTGTATTGGAATACTCAAATCTATCTTATTTGACAACCATTCTATAGGTATATGATTATATGTTTGGTCAGGTTTCATGCCATCAATAGCAGGAAATGGTTCACTGATATAACTCAGCAACATTTTGTTATGATATATATTCAGTTCTCTCTTAAATCACTTGCTGGTATTGATCGCAACCTGAAGCCTGGTATGAAACTGTGCTCATATAAATATGTTTATATATTAACTTGGTGGGACAAAGATGGTTGGGAACCTATGACTATTAAAGATTTGGTGCTAACTTCCGGGATTGGCATCCATGAAATTGATGACAAAACTATTGTTGGAATATAGCCGATGGAGTCACGGCGCATTTCTGAACAAGATGATGAATTATATCGCATAGGGCGCAATTTGCTATTAGAACTGTTTGCATTAAATTTTTGATTGGTCGTACGGAGCTATTTAAGGGACCAAAAATATAAACATCAACAAAACTCGCCAAAGTCTATTACTTCTAAGTCTATTCATCTTTTGAGCCATAGCCATGATGCTCAAGTATCCTTCTGCTGAACTCCTTGATCCTGACTATGTATTCTGTTGAACTCCTTGATCCTGACTATGTATTCTGTTGAACTCCTTGATCCTGACTATGTATTCAATATGCAAGACCTGTTGAAGCCTTTTACTTTTGATTTGATTTTATAATAGTCAGCATGCTAATGCTCCTGATCCACTATTTGGGTCATCCTTCATCCGTGCTTCAAACACAATCTTATATCCATCATTTGCTTAGATATGTCATAATCCCGTATCACGTTCATTCATCGAGAATAAAAGGGATGGTACACACGGACAAATAAGAGAATTCTCTCAATAAACGTTTACGACATATAGAGAACTCGGGATTACTGAACGCCATTTTACATATGCGCTGGATTCTTCTTGCAGCAAAATGTTTCATTATATATTCATTATAGTCATAATCTGCAACTTCTAATAGAGAAGCAGAAGCACAAAGTCGATAAAATGACCATGGATATTCCTTCAGATGTTTTTCTATAAATTCAAATGTAGGTTGATTAGGATAAAAACCAAATGAAAATTCACAATCTTTTGGACAATATTCTGATATTATGTCAAGCGTAAAATGTTTATTATTATGTACAAGCCATGACCAATTCCAAGGTAATTCTGGATGGTCCAATACATTTTGTATGAGGATATTTGGGTTCTGACTAATACATGACCAACTCCAAGGCAAATGCTTGTTGTTTACTATATCATCAAAAGTGATATGTTGATGTCGTGTCAATGCAGGCCAATATAGGTCAACACCGTGTTGTAAAGCATCATATACTTGTTTCATACTTTTTATATTCTGTATGACACCATTCCAATCCCATACATGAGAGTGTTTATGGACTAGCACATATTCTATTGGAATATTTGGATTAAAACTTAGACCTGTATAGTCCCATGGTAATCCAGGATTGTCAATGAAGTCTTCAAAGGATATTACATAACTCATTCTTTGTAGATCCCAAGGAAATAAAGGAAAGTCTTGCATCATTTTAAGTGAAACACCTTGTTTTATATTCACAAGATGCCTTGTCCATGGCAGCGTAGGATTATCTAAAATATCTTTTATAGATATACTTTCCATAGAAGTCAGTACATGCCAACACCAAGGTTCATTGACATGTTCTAGTACATATTGAAATGTAATATTCGGATTGAAACATAATTCATAATAGTCTATAGGAATACCAAGAGATTGAACAGGATCAATAAGATCCAGAGTCAAATTACGATTTTTCCAAATACTTGGTTGCCAATATGTCTTGTATTTTTCTATAATCTTTAGACGCAAATCATGGATCACATCATATCTACTTATCATGATCTTTAGCTGTCAGTATGCACTACATATCTTGTTTGACTTTAAGTAATTCAAACACAGAGTAATTCAAAGCTACAAAAACGCGTTCTTTACACGAAACAGTCGTAGGGCTGCCAACTGTTGACTGCTTTATTACAAACTATACTTAATCTCATCTTGTTTAGGATTGTATTATTCATCACTGAAATGATTTCAATGACGGTATTGGAGATACTGTGACTCCTGGCGCAATGCTTTGATATTGCTGGGTTGCAAAATAGATCTCTTGGTTGCTTTGGTGTTTTTTGCTACATCATAGTCTTCATCCTTGTCTTGGTAATCAATAACGGTCACTTTCAGGTGCACAGATATATTGTTTGTGTAGTTGTTGACAACTGATATTGGAGTTTGCATAGGTTGGACTATAGGAATATAAATTCTATTTGCCAATACATGTTCTCGATCAAACTAAATAATAAAAATCCATTTTATAAAAATAAGAATCCATTCTGCTTTTGGACTGTCTATAGTCTAGTCTATAGTCTATTTATTGCAATGATTCCACAAATGCCAAATTATTATTCTTGATTCTTTTGGAGACACAGATTCCAAAAGATTTGAAAAATAATACGTTTTTTGGCTTACACTCGTTTTCATTTTATTTTGGGACACTCAACCGCCACTTGAATCCCTTCAGAATTATATCATTTTCAATTGCTTTTTTCAAGGAAAGTCGTGAGAATTGCATTGTATTTTGAGCTTGTTGTACTGAATTATAAGTTTTGATTACCAAGCCTGATGCAGGATCAAGTTGATACACATTTATGGCACCTTTAGGACATGGTGGCTTTGGTAATTCTTCCCGAGAGAGATATTCATTTTGAAGTGCTGCAGAACAATCATCCCAATATGAAAAGTAATGCCCAGAAGATATTGACCCATTGTGTAGAGCTTTGTTGATTGCTGCAAGTCCGCTGTGTTTTCTACTTTGTGCTGCGGATTTTTGATCAGGAAAGACTTCATCAATTTTGTTGCGTTGCAAGTTTAGCATAGCAATTAATCCTTTTCTCTGTGTGATAATTGTTTCATTATGTTGTTCTAATATTTGCGGAATTGATGCATCTTGGTCCTGAGGTACTAAATGCCATCTGTGATTTTTGTAGATTGTTTTGTTTTCAGCTGCAAATTTGATTCCGGATCGTGTGACTTTAAGATCGGTCATAGCTCGTACTGCTTCTATATATGATGGATAGTGACCAACAAGTATATTGACATTTTGGGCATAGTATACTTGGACTTGATCGCCTCTTGTTGGTTTTATTTCTTTGGTGTACTTGATTTGAGTGCAACTTGGCTCATCTGTTTGTGTAGATGCAGTTTTATATGTTACATTCTTTTTATTAGTAGCAGAGTCTTGACCCATCTTTTGAACACAATCAGAGAATAGTGCCATCATTGAGTTCATTGTTTCACTCATAGCACACAGATCATCTTTGAGTGGTTTTAGAGCATCATCAATTGAGAAAGCGGGATTTGAGGCTTTTTGTTTTTCAACTTCAATCTCAGCCATTCGTACTTGAAGATATTTTTGATCTAGTAGCATTTGATGATTCCCACCGGAGAAATCTTTGATATTTGATTTGATGATTGACATTATTTGTTCATAGGTCAATGCTTTGGAAAGTTTATACACCTCTCTTGCTTGCGAGTTTCTCTTGGTTACCCATGCATGTCTATGTGGCTTGATATCTTGATGATGATGTAAGAATGATTCAAATGCAAAGTTCTCTTCACAGGGAAATACATCTGTAAATGTGACATTGTTGTAGTCTGTGTAAAGATCATCTTCACGACTGATAATGTTGTTTGAGGCACCAATTTTGATGATTGTATCTCCGTTTGCTTCTTCATGAAGTTTAATGATGTATACAACTTTTTTGCATTTTTGTGTTTCACGAATGTAATTATGTTTTTCTAGTGCTTTGAAACTCTTGTGCAGGTAATCTCCAGAATCTATCTTATCTTGGAGTTTTCGCAACGTTGTTTGTAGCTCGTATGTGCCCCTATGCCGCAATTCTTTTATCACTGTAGCACACCACTTTTGAAAAGGTTTTGCAAGAGGTTTTCGTGAATGATTTATGAAACGATATAGCCCAATCTCGGATAAAAATAACGTTTTTTGTGGTCCACCTGTAGTTTTATGTACTATTACTGTCTTTTCATCCTCATCATAATCTCGTAAAATACTTTTCATACACCCAACATCTAAAATGGTTGCAACATCGGCTGCTTTGAAGTATGGGTTTTCTATATCACCAATCACTGTGATATGGTTTTCGTTATAATTAAATATCTTGAGTAAATCCATTTTTATATTATACTTGGTATGTTATCCTTAAGTATTTTTCCACTCCTTTTATTATGTGATCGAAGCACATAATAAAAGGCGGTGCAGTAGGTGCACCGCCTTTCATAATCAGCTTATGAAACGGAACTTAAAAATACCTTGTGAGCTGACACAAACAAATAGACTGCCATGGAAGTCATTAAAGATATTGGAGAATGCATGGATAAATAAAATAACAACTGAATGATAAATTCATATATTAAATAAAAATGATTAAGAATGTTTTAGTAATCTATAGTTTTAGTTTTCCTTTGTTCTTCAGAATAACATCTAGTTAGAGTACGCCCATGTACTTTCCCTTGGTTTCCCAAGGGAGTGGACTATACCTTAAGCCTTCACAGAGGTTGACTACGGATTTTTACCATACCAGGCATGTCTGCCTGCCACCACCAACTTTCATTGATAGTTTGGTACCGTTGGGCTATAAGGGACTTCCCGCAATTTGAATGTGTTGCAACTGGGTGCTTCCAGTTACTAGCAGCTGACATCGGCATTTTGTCCACTGGGTGAATGGTGCCGTCGAGTGTACAACATGATTGCCCACAGGAATACTCGAATACCTGTGGATGACTGCTTTTCGGGTCAGCGTAAATAAAACCAATTTGGTTTAAATTTGCGGTATTTAAAAAATGTGATTGACTTAAGATCCAGTATCACTGTAATAATGTGTGTATGTAAAACTTGTGATGTAAGCAATTCATTTTTGATAATTTCTTGTTGATTAATTCAATACCCTTTATAAACAGTACATGAAACGGAACTTAAATATATACTTTATAAGGTGGTGCAAACCTTCAAAATACATAGACTTGAAAAAGTGATTTGCGCATCTTAAAAAAGAAACAATCATTGGCATTATTTAGATCAAAATGATTATCAGGATTTGCAAAGTTTGTGCAATCGAAAAATCGTTAGACTTATTTGAGATCACAACAAAAGATGGCAAATGTCGTCGAGCTGTATGTAAACCATGCTACTCAAAGGAGAAAAAAGAGAGAGCAAAAACTGGTTCTGCAACTGTTGATAGAAACAGTATTCCCAAGCCTACTATGTGTGACAAGTGTGGGAAAGGACCGGGTGAAGTTGATTTCAAATGGCGGACAGATGTCAAACAAGGTGGTTGGAGAAAGATGTGCAACATATGTTTCAATGAAAATAAGTATTACGAAGACTATCGTGAACGTGAAAAGTCAAAAGATCTAGAAGGGTATTTAAAACATAACGCTGAGGTCCATTTAAAATGGGCAAAGCAGAATCCAGGAAAGATCAAAGAGCAACAAGTGAAGACGGCAACAGTACCAGAAAGAAAGATTAAATGAGTGCAGTGAACCTACTAAATGTTTACAGATAGTTCAACAATTAATGATTAAAAAAATAGAAAATGGATATCAAATCAGGGTTATCAACATATATTAACAACGGGAACACGATCTAATTAAGTTTACTTTGTACAACGGGTTTTATCAATTAGAGTATGCTAACCCTCCCATTCCACTCATAATTCTCAAGACGTTGTAGTTGATAGCAAACACCTTAATGCGGCAAGCTTCTTGGCCAGGGAGGATGGTGAATTGTAGAGTGGCATTGTCGATACGAGACATGTTGCAGGTACCGGATGGTTGATGCTCTTCGGGCTTGAGGCCAAAAGAGTAGACATAGACACCGGCAGAGGGGACATTCTCGTGATGTTGGAAGGGTTGGACAAGGTTGAAGTAGCGGGCACCGCGCTCTGAGAAGCGATCGTGGCCATTGAGTTGAAGCTTAGCGGTGACCATGATGTTGTCACCCGCGGGGTTGAGAGATGCGGGGACAAAGACACCGGGAGCAACTTCAACCTTGACTCCAGCGGCAGTGGTGGTCCAGTTGAACCATTGCTTACCGGGCTTGACGAGGGTATCTGCTTGTGCACTGTCTAGGGCATTGACCATGACATCGCGTTGAAGGACCCATACTAGTTCCTTGACGGGGTGGTTAAAGTTGAGCTTGCTCTTCCACGAGGTAGAGTTGGAAGGGATCGATTCATCACCGGTGAACTGAAGTTGTTCGATGAGGTATTCGTGCGAGGATTGAGCAAAGCGTCGGCGCTCATCGGTATCAAGGTAGATGTAGTCAACAAATAGGGAAGATGTGAAGTTGGATGGCTTGCATGCATTGGGTGCATAGGTCCAGGTGGCACCATTATCGGTGGTGGTTCCTGCCCAATAGCAGTCAGTGATTTCACGGAATTCAGCGTTGAGCTTCACTTCGTGATATTGTACGTTTACACCCATCTTTTCAGAATGGGACTAGACTATATCTTAAGCCATCATAGGAGTTGATTATTCTCCTCAGACCCAAAACCTTATAGTCGTTGAACCTTCTCCATATCCTATCAATTCGGACTTAGGAGCTTGGCTGCGGATTGTCCATTTCAGCACAGTGTTGTGCTTTATCCGAGGGATTATTACCATACCTGAGTTTTACTCTCAGCCAACATAAGCTTTCGCATATGTTTTGGTACCCTCAAACGGCTTTAGGAGTTTCCCGCAATTTGGTTTTGTTGCAGGTTGTCAAGTTACACAACCTACTAGCATCTGGGTATAGCTTTTTGCAAAGCTTTGAGACCCTAACGAGTTTAACCTTATACAGTGCTCAAATGTAAAAGGCAGGATGCTTTTTAGCCCTAAAGTTAAGGCAATTAACGGAAGCGCGAGCCCAGGATTTCGGCAGAACCAGAATTGTAGAGGCAGGTAGAGTTCCTTGCCAACAACAGTTACTGAATCAGCGGTGGAAGGAAGGGTAACATCAGTTAGATCACGAGTGTTACCAATCATATCAGCGTATCCCATAGAGTGGCCAGCGGTTTGGGTAAGTTCGTTCCAAATGGCAAGCCATTCAGAGTAGTGTTTGTCGCAAAACTTTACAGATTTCTCTGTAAACCAGACTATATCTTGAGTCTTCATCAAGGCTGACTAAACCTTTCAGACCTGTCACTATTTAGTCGTTGAACCTTCTCCATACTCTTGTCATTAGCGAGTTTAGGAGCTTGGCTGCGGATTGCCCATTTCAATTGTTTGACAATTGTATCCTGAGAATTTTTACCATACCCAAGTTCAAGTCTTGGCCACCAGCTATTTTCATAACTGGCTTGGTATCGGGGATTATTCTTTTTAAATTATCCCTTTTTCAGGTTTTAGGGTGTTCCCGCAATTTAGAGACATTGCAAATCTTTTCAGATTTACTAGCACCTGTAGTCCTTCAAATAATGAATAAAATTATTTGAGTTGTGCACTACTAACTACTTTTGCCTTTATGCTGCACAACATTGCACAAAGGTAGGGTACTTTTCAAGACCGACAAATTCAATCTTTTGACCACCAATTTCAATTTCAACAGTCTTTAGGAGGGCGTGTGCTAGTTGATCAGTCCAGCGGAAACCAGTGCGGACGGAGCCAACCTTACCAGGAACAATCACATCGGGTAGTTGCACACGAAGATACATGCGGTGGATCAGATCACCATTACGTGAAATAGTGCAAGTCACCTTGCGGTTGAAGCCGGCTTCACCATTGAATGTTTGCTCAATGGATTCAATGGAGAAGTTAGTGTGACGGCGATAAATCACCTTGAAGAAGGTAATTTGAGGGTTACCAGTGCATTAGTAGTCTCCTTAAATAGAAACCACTAATATCCTTTCAACTTTCATTGAAAATGGACTATACTTTAAGCGGCGATGCCGCCCACAACCATCTAGTCTCTGAGCCTTCTCCATATACTTGTTGCACTTAGGAGCTTGGCTGCGGATAACCTACTTTTGCTCTCAACGAGCTCTATCCCGAAGAATTATTGCCATACCCGAGTTCTACTCTCGGCCATCATACACTTTCATGTATAACTTGGCATCTTGGGCTTTAAGGTGTTCCCGCAATTTGGCTGTGTTGCACCAAAAGGTACTAGCAACTGTGGTAAAGGAAGAGGGTGGAATCTTCCTTACAAGTCCACTAACAGGTTTCAAAGAGGCTATCTTGTTTTGACCTCTAACCGGTTACTTTTCAACCCCACTGGTCACTCCAGAAAGAGGTAGATATCTTGAGCACCATAAGCGACGAGTTGCATAAGGCCACCACCCATTTTTGTTTGAGTTGTTTATACATATTAATGAGAAAATTATTTTCATGTGAACGTATCAGTTTTGCTAAATAGGCAAAATAAAAAACAATTATTCTCAAAAGTAAAACCACCTAAGGCCGTTCAACTTTAAATCGATTATGGCTGAAAAAGAATGGATTCCTGTCGATAAGTTTCAGAGCAAAAAAACCGTTATGCTTATGGAACTTATAAGTATGCCAATACATACTCCTGAATTACAACGTCCTCTATCATATGACCGCATGCAAGATATTGTTGCATATCAAATGGATGCCTTTCAAAAGTGTCAGACGTTTTGCTTCCTTGGTGATCTAGTAATGTGCGATACTGGAAATAACTCACTTTTACTTGTTGATGGTCAGCATCGTTATGAAGCAATCAAACAGATTTACATGCATCAACCAACTTATCAAATCAGCATTACAAAATTGGCAAACATTTCATTAGAAGTGGCTTTTCTCTTACTCAACAAAGCTCAACCAGTACCACAATATATTATTGATAGCGTTTTTAATCTTAGTCGTAAAACATTTTTAGAATCATTTTCAAGACTATTAAAAAAAGAATTTGGACATTACATCACAAAAAGTATAAACCCAAGACGACCAAACGTCAAAATTGATCATATATTGGACACTCTGAGTAAATCAGAAGTATGGGATGTCTGTCATGCTTTGACCAATGTAAACTATTGCTTCAAATGCTTTCTACACATCAATACAAATTATCTCACAAAGATGGAAACCCCTATCGGAAATAATGAACGAATCATGTCTAAAGCTCAAAAATATTTATGCAGTCCACTTTATCTTTCAAATGATGTAGATGATATTTGGCCGTCTTTGTTAGTCAAAGCGCATGCTGATTTTTTGGCGCAGGAAATTGCAGCAAAGGCATTAGATAAAAAAAATGAAAATATTCCCAGTAAATCACTTCCTAAAGCGGTTAGAATGGCCGCATGGAATAAATGGTTCTTTAATACTGCTGGTGGTTGTTGTTTTATTTGTAAATCACCTATTGATATCTCACGTTTTGAATGTGGACACATCATATCACGATATAATGGTGGTTCGGATAATGTAAATAACTTGCGACCAATTTGCGGACTTTGTAATAAAAGTATGGGAAAACAGAATATGAGTGACTTTTGTAAATCATATGGTGTGAATTTTTAAACAACTTTTTGATTTATTTGAAACTTAAGTTCAATAGGCGCATGATCAGAACCCATCACCTCCTTATGTATTATAACATCTTCAATAATGAATGCATCATCATTTGGAACTACAAAGTAGTCCAATCGCATCCCTCTGTCTTTTTGACGAGCTTGATTGAAATTTGACCACCAAGTGAATGCTTTTTTTGAAGGATAAAGTGAGCGATATGCATCAATCATAGTGGAATCTCTAAGAAGACTTGAAAAATTATCACGCTCTTCTTTTGTGAATCCTGCTGTTTTGTGAATATGTTCATTTTCATGATCATAAACATCTATATCCAGATGTGAGACGTTGAAATCACCACAAACAATGACTTTTTTATTCGGGAACTTTTCTTTGATTTTTTTAACCATATTAGTAAATTGCATATCCCAATCTTGTACTCTATAAATAAACCTTACAGTTCCCTGACCTTGACTATTAGGAGTATAAGTATTTATCAAAATATATTGTTGAAATACAGCAACATTTATGCGCCCTTCTTTACCTTCAAAGAAGGTAAACTCGGAGTTTGACAAGTCTTGAAATGGATATTTACTAAGAATTGCAACTCCTGCATATCCTTTTTTTAATGAACACTTTATAGTTGTAAATTCATAATCTGGAAAACGATTGAATATGCTCTCTTGAATATGTTCGTCTGAACATCGAATTTCTTGTAGACATATTATGTCAGGGCTGTAACTCGAAATATATGAACTTAATCCATCATTTCTATTGACTGCACGAATTCCGTTTACGTTCCAAGAAGTAATTGTGGGCATTTTTTAAAGATATAAAAGCAGTGTTGCTTTAAGATATTTTATTTTCAATTTTATTCAGAGTGGTTGCTCAACTTGATTAGTGCATGTAAATCTGATGATCTGGTAGGCAATAACATTTATTTTCTAAATTGAGTGTAAAATATGGAAAAAAGAACTCTCATTATCAGCTTGGTAGTCATCTTGGCTTCTATCACATTGTTTGCCGTCATAGCTAATCTACTTATTCTCAATAAAGAATTGAGTCCATTGATTGCAAGTCTTGGTCTTCCAATTACAGCTGAAACTGAAGCCGAAAAAGAGCACTTTTATGGATATGGACAACCAATATTGCCTGCACCAACATGTAATTTAAATAGTCAATCTAGTGTTTGTGGTTCAAATAAGAATCTTTTACCAGTTCACGAAGTAGCATTCAATCTTCGTGAAATTGTGAAACAGATGTTGCTTTTAGAAGATCATTTATTTCAAGATGAAAAACAATGTGTTGAATGCATCAATAAACACTTTCTTACCATTGAAGCGCTTGCAGAAGAAGGCATTTCATTAGATACTGATACTAAATATAAGAGTGTATTACACCAAGTGACAATAATTGTCAGGGATAAGCAAAAAGAATTTTCAAGTAGTAATTGTAACAGAAATAAAGTAGCACAAGCCATCAGGGACTTGCGTAAAGAATTAATGAAATCCTTGTAGAATTATTCTATATTTCATGACATATTTTATTGCTCATTAATAATACAATGGACATACTCAACAAAAACAGTTTGTTCTTTATGAGTAGCTTGTTGATACTCCTTATGATTGTTATCAACTTTGTAGCGATGTATAAACATCCAATAATCAAAACGTTAACGTCATCACAAGCAATTCTACAAGAACTATTTCAAGCTAGTAATGAAAACCCAAACCTTAATGTGACGTTCAAGATTCGCCATCCTACCAAGTTCACTTGGTGGAGATATAATCCAACTACAACTTACCTAGGTCTTAACATAGGACGTGATCTGACCGTGAAAATTGTTTGGGAAAAAAATATTTCGTTATCAAATCAGACCCCAACTCGTTTTGCTCTTAAAGATGTAACAACTAATCAGTATATTATTCATACTAATAGTAAGCTCTCTTTGTATAATGGTATATGGGATAACCGTCCTGAATGGTCTTGGTTATTTGTGGCTGATGATACTTATCTAAATGAAACGCGTTACCGAGTATATACCGACAAAGATCCAAATAATGATCCTAATACTATTCCTGGCACAAGTTTAATGAGGTCAAACTTTCATGTAGGTTATGACGCTGTCACTGACGCCATTGGTGTTTATCCATTTGATAATGCAAAAGTAATTTCCTGGATTATTGAAGTCTCATCTGTTGAAGTGAAACCTGAGTTTGTGCTTCAGCAAAATAATCCAAAACTATGCGTAACACCTTATCAGACTACAAATGGTGAACGCATTCAAAAAGATGGTGATCTTCCTTTAGGATCTTCTCTGACATTGCAATCTGACTGTGCTCGTAATGATCAGATGTTTACAAAAACATCTAAAGGAGCTATACAACATAAGACTTCTGGATACTGTCTTGCACCATCTGGACCATCAACCACTTGGAATGCTCCAGCAGACAATACTAGGTTACAGTTAATTGACTCGTGTGAAGAACCTGGTGCACGATTTGAGATGTTGAATGGAACCCTGAGTCATGCATCAACAAATGCATGTGTTGTGCAAGATACTGCAACACAAGAATTAAGACTGCGAACTAATGGTGTTGAATGTAGTCGTTTGCAAGGTGGCTCTGCTGCACAAATAATCAAAGAGGTTCCGTATATAGAAACACAAACACAATTAAATAGCGCAGTCAATCTACGTAATGCTCCTCATGATCTTGTATATAAAGTTGGTTATGGAACCGATCTACAACCGCAAAAAGTCACAAATTATGATACATTTGTTTTAATGAGTTCAAGTTCATGGATGGACTCATTTAATACAGTAAGCACTGCTGGTAAATGGACTGTTACAAGATTTCCAGTGATTGGAAACATCCCTGCAAGATTTCAAATGAGTTCAAAATTGTTATCTCAAACTGGCAATGCAATTGTATGTGACACAAGAGTACAAGATAGAACCGGTTTTAGATTTACCTTTAATTTAAACATCACAGACACTCCTGCAGGCATTTGTTACTTTTTTGTTGGTAGCAAATTAGTACCAACAGTTTTATCAAACACATTTTCATCACAGTCCGGATTTATGGTTGTCATATCATGTTCACCTTCTTTTATTGGCGGACTTGGACAAGTAGGGACAGGAATATATATAATAGATAACAATGTAAATATTGTTCGGGCTGCACCCTTTACACCATCAAAAAATACATTCATGGAATTCACCATTGTTTTTGATAGTGTTGGTAGCAATCAATGGGCAGTAAATTATACAAATCTTGGCAGAACGCAAACTTTACAATACAAAGATATTGCAATGGAAAATTGGAGAAAACAGTCTTCAAGTATTTTTGGAATTGGATATTATTCAGATATCACCCCAGTAGATGCATATATAAATGTAAAAAATTTAACTGTCATTGACAAATAATGATGGACTCTTTAGAAAACGTTCTCAAGTGTATGGCTTTCTCTCAATTTATCTCTATAGACTAAAGTTGGACTAAATAAACAAACTTCTCTTGCCATAAAACCATCATGCCATACACTTGGCCGTAGTTACTACTTTCTGCACCATGCTCAGAACTTCACAACTATACACGGGATGCAAGGGCTCATAATCCCAGCGTGGACGATGCAGTGACAGGTCACAAGAGAGATCAGAGAGCTGTAGTCATTGAACTCTGGGTGCTTCTCGCGGTACCATAATGCGTAGTCTACGACGGAGCCCTGGTACACGGACATTATCTTGTCCAGGCAGATGACAATGTCCTTGCAGGCTTGGACAACGGCGGCAACCTTTTGGGTTGTGCTCATGTTCACAACTACGCCGCCTGTGGCGTTTATGCCGACTTCACCGAAGGCTGGAACGTTCCGCTTTGTGTAGCTGTGGAACGACTTGATGAAGCAATCCGTGCTTCTGCCGCCAGTCTTGTGGACACAGAAGGTGTATGACCTCCCGAGTAAGGTGAACTCCATGGTGGCACCGTAGGACACCGCTACTTGGACCGTGACTGGCACGGTTGTTGACAAAATAGTGCTGTCAAACGTCTCGGTGTGCGTCACCGAATTGATCTGCAACTCATCTGAAGAACTCATTAAACAATTTGATAATATATATATTTTATTTCAATAGAAAATGATGTAATAAATTTTAATTTAAATATAGTTTATCAACCTTGTCAATCTTATATATTATCAAAAGAGTTGATGATATATAAAGATTATATTGAAACACATATGAAAATTGTTTCATTACTGATTGATGAATCAAATTTCATAAATAAAGTGCAATTTTTAGTTGCACTGCTAAATAATTCACCCAGTCACAAATCACTAATGATTTTTTCAGTACACCACGAAGTTGTTGTCGGCATTGATTATTTTTCAATTTACTTTTCTAATACTCAAGATGGGTCTCTAAAGAATAAAAATCCATTTTAGAAAACTAACAAGATCAAAGAATCCAGTCTGCTATTTCTTGAAGTATACAATAAAAGACAATTGACTAAACATACATATATACTTGATCTCCACTTGAAAACTAGAACTCATCACAGTCATCGCAGTCCGCGGTGACCAGTCGGATATAATTCACAAGAACATTTGGGAGATCGCATCCAGGCACCAACTGCTGAGTTATGAAATTCAATTTAGGATAGGATGACAATAGATCTGATAGAACTTGTCTGACCTGTGAGCGCATGTCCACGTAGATGAAATACTCAGGTTCGTATCGAGTTTTTATTGTTGAAGGGATCAATCGATGAAATATAGCCGATGCGCTCCAGCATTTCAATATCGTTTTTTTCAATGTCTGTGTGTTTTTCTCTGCCAAATCCAACCATTCTGACTCGCGAGGGAACCCGTCACACATGTTGTCAAATGATGTATTGAATATACGTTGTATGTATGCGTATGCGATGCCTGCATCATATTTCTTCTCCTCCCAAGCCAAAATATAAAACCTTTTTACACTCGTTTTCATTATTTCTTTTGGGACACTCGAATCACGATCTTCCAGAGCTTGAGAACGCTTCTTCAGTCTTCTAGAGAACGCGTCAAAGGCATGTTGGACAATTTATCGAGGGATGCTGCGATGCTACGAACATCAGAAAAAATAGCTGAGATAAAATAAATGGATTCACATCTCGTCATCACGAGCCTGTTGTTTTTGTCCGTCGGCATCCACGCATTGTACAAGAAACTGTACGACTACGGCATTGCGTGGATTCTATTGTCAATCACATCCACCATCGTGCACGGCATGCATGTCGGTCTAATCACAGACAAAGTGCTAGTCTATACGGTAATAGTGTTCGGTGCTTGCTATTACGCTCGTATTTTGAAAAATAACGTAAAAGAAAAAGCTTGGACAGCAGTCCTTGCACCGCCCCTACTGTTCATTGCTTGCGTCTGCCTTTATTTCAAGTTCACTCACATCGATCACGTATGGGTGCATATCGCCAGTATTCTGGGTCACCACATGATCATTCGCTACGTTTAGAGTCATGTTTCTTACGAAGACGATCACGTGTCAAATTAGAGCGTTCGGTTTCGTGGTTTTGTGTGAACATTCCACTCTGCATCCCTCACCCACGTCTTGATTCTTGTGATACGAAACTGAGTATCAACTCCACTAAATAAGTAGCCATTTGCTCTGCAAGAATTTCGTTAATGTGGGAAACACCCTGTTGACACTCTTATATTTTAGACTGTCGGGACCCCCTGTACTTTGAAGACTGTGAAGCTTGGAATAAACAATCAAAGACATCATAAAAATAATAGGTGTTGTAAAATCCACGGTGTAACTGAACTGAATATCCATAATGTTTTCAATAAAAATTAAAAAGTTTTAATCATAAAGTTTCCAGAATCTATATATCCTAATTTTTTATAATATTCTTTATTACCTTCAGCAGCAATAACAGCAGCTTTTGTATATTTAAATTCTTTACATAATTCCTCTGCTCTATTCATCAAAGTACGTCCAATGCCTTTATGTTGTACATGTTTACCTTGAATTCCAACACAGGTAAGATCTCCATAAACATGAACTTCTCTGATTAAACCAGAACCATTTAATTCTTCAAATACTTTGTTTTGTGCGTGATCAAGTCTTAATCTTACAAAGCCATATAACGTTTTTTTATCGTTTGATTCAGCTGAAATAAAATATTCATCACCATTACTGGCTTTATATTTCCTAATTACAATAATATAAGAACCATCCCAATAATTGTTTTTAACTTCTCTATTTCTTATATCCATAGAATGAATATTATGTTTTAGTAAATAATCATTTAATTCTTGTCTCATACTGGTATTATCTGCTCCAGTGTTTTCATTGTACATATACTCTTTTGGGATATCTCTAATTATGCGAGAGACTCGAACCCAGGGAAGCATATTTGTCATAGTTTTAATCAAAATATTAAACATTGTATCATTATCATATGGTACGTATTTGCCATTTTCATACCATTCTTTAACGGTTGTAAACGGCAACACTGCCATTGGGTACAATTTTATACTATCGCAAATTAATCCTTTTTCATCAACAATATTGTAATATTCCCAAAACTCTTTAACTTTTTTAATACCTACAAAGTACTCGTACCATGTTCTTTTTTCATATTTTGTTTCATATTTAGTTGGTGAATTGAGACCTACTAAAACATTATTCAACATATGATTATCTTTCTCGGGTGAGCTACCTGGTAAATTTAACATCCAATGTGAATCAATTTTAAAACAATTTTCTTTCAATAATTGAATACTTTTAATAGTTCGATCAGTTTTGCATTTTCTATTGATTAAATCTAAAATATCATCATCAATATGCTGGATTCCCAATTGTATCCGACAGACTCCATAATATCTTAATATTTTTAATTCTTGTTGTGTAATAGTATCAGGACGTGTTTCAATAACTAGTCCAATAATACGTGATTTAGCGGTTTGATTAATTAATTTTTCTTCCTCAAGACTTAATCTTTCACGTCTTGGTTCTACATCTTGATATGTATTTGCTGCATAATAAATATCTCTACAAAATTCTTTACGATATTCTTGTGGATAAGATGTCCATGTTCCGCCACTTACAATAATCTCATATTTTGAATTTTCATATGTATTATGTCCTGTCATATAAAGACTATGCAATCTGTCCCAAATTTGTTTTGCACAATCAAAATTATTACGATTGGCTCGGAGCACTGCCGGTTCTAAAGTCAAATAAGACCTGGGTTGGGGATTTTTAACGCCTGGACCGCTTTCATTCGGGCAATAAAAACAATTCCAAACGCATGAGAAAGGCTGTTTAACCTGTTCACCTTTATCATTTGTATATTTAGGATAAGCTGCTGTAAATATAGTAATTGTAACTAATCCTGACCAACTTTTACATGGTTTAATTTGTAAAGTTTTTCTTAAAATATGTTCATTTGTGATATCTATTAAATTTAGTTTTTTTAGTTCCAAATATACATGAAATAAAAAAGATTTTTTGTGACTAAATTTATGTTTTCTTTTAAGAATAATAAAATCTTTTTCATTAATAACTTGATCTGACTTTAAAATATCCTTTACTAATTCTTTATATTTTATTACATCATCTTCTGTTGGAACTGGAAATTCTCTAGCCAAAACATGTTTGGCTTTTAAGTCTAACTCTTCAATATCTACTTCTTTCATTTTACACTCCTGTATGGAACACTAGGAGTGGCTTTAAGTTGTCAGATCAAGTGTAAAAACATACTATTACTTATAGTAATACTAATTCAAGTCTTAAATAGTTTAATTATTGATTGTTACACCTGTTGAAGCCTTGCAAAACAAAGTGAGATTTTACCAATTAGTGTCATTTATAAATAAGGTCAAGATCAAGACGTTTTATTTTCTACAATACAAGTAAACAAAACGTACAATGCCAAAAGTGCTCAAGATGAAATCGTTACAACTCCCACAGCAACGAGATTTTGCAGGGTTCACTCTTCACATGCCAGCATTTATTGCAGCTGTTGCATACCTTATACTTGTGATCACCATTCTATTGCCATTTGAATTTCCAGCATATGATGAGATTACTGGACAAGAATACATTGTCAAATACGATCTAGGTCAACGTCTTATTGCATTATTACTGATGACAATTCCAATTGCCCTATCAATATATACTATTAACTGTATGATGGCAGGCAACTGTCTCATCTGGTCATATGTTGTGTCTATCATAACTGTTATCTGGGTGGCAATATTTGTCATCACTGCTGTAATGTACACTTTCCGACGCTAAATTATTTATTCTAGTAACTCTACAAGATCATCGGTAGTTAATGTTTCTACTTCGATTAATTTTTGTGCAATCATATCAAGTTGTTTGCGGTTTGAAACTAATAATTGATATGCTCTGTCGTAACACACATTCACGATAACTTGGACTTCTTGATCTATTTTTGACAGCATGAATTCTGAAAAGTGTGTTTCAAATCGTGCACTTGACTTCCATGCAACTGGTCCAACAGTGTCAGTAAATCCATATACACAGACCATCATTCTTGCAACCTGTTGAACCTTTTCTAAATCACTTGATGCTCCAGTTGTAACTTGGTTTTTGCCAAATACTAGTTCTTCTGCTACTCTACCACCAAGTGCTACAATAATTTGATTTTCTAAATATACTTTTGAGTATAGTCCTGATTCAATACGTTCTGGATCAGGTTCAAATAGTGTTACACCACCTGTTTTTCCACGCGGTAAGATTGTCACTTTACGAACAACATCATATGACCCAACAACAAGTGCTAGTAGGGTATGTCCGGCTTCATGATAAGCTACTAATTGGCGCTGTTTATCAGACTCTAGTGGCTTTTTTTCTAGACCTAAAACGATTCGCTCTAGGGCTTTATCAAAATTGTACTTTGTTATAACTGTTTGATTATTGCGAGCGGCAAGGATTGCTGCTTCATTTGCAAGATTAGCAAGGTCTGCGCCTGAAAATCCTGTTGTAATTTTGGCAATGGCTTGAATAGTGATATCCGTATCTAATGGTTTGTTGTGTGTGTGAACATTCAAGATGGCAATTCTATCTTTAAAATCTGGAAGGTCAACATTGATTTGACGGTCAAATCGTCCAGGTCGTAGAAGAGCAGGATCAAGAACATCAACGCGGTTTGTTGCAGCTATAATGATAATACCGCTATTATCTTTGAATCCATCCATTTCAGTCAAAAGCTGATTGATAGTTTGTTCTCGTTCATCATTTCCATTCATTTTACTTTGTGATCCTCTTGTTTTTCCAATAGCATCTATTTCATCAATAAATATAATACAAGGAGCTGCCTCCGCAGCTTTTTTAAAAAGATCACGTACACGTGATGCCCCAATTCCTACAAATAATTCGATAAATTCAGAGGCAGAACAAGAAAAGAATGGAACTTCTGCTTCACCTGCGATAGCTTTAGCTAGCAATGTCTTTCCAGTGCCAGGGGGACCGACAAGTAAGCATCCTTTAGGAATTTTTCCACCAACTATACTATATTTTTCAGGTTTTTTCAAAAAATCAATGACTTCTTGTAATTCAAGTTTTGCCTCATCAAGACCAGCAACATCTGAAAACTTTACATTAACATCCTTTGTCTTATGAAGTTTTGCAATTGACTCACCAAAAAGATATTGTCCATTTCTTAACATCTGAAGAGCCATAAAGCCAATAAACATAATTACAACGTATTGAACAACAATTCCTATATATAATATATTCGATGAACTGTCATTTTGATACTCGATAAGAATATCAGATTTAATTAAACTTTCTATTAATTCAATAGATTCTGTGTTCGGAACATTCACATCATCAGTCACACCATTCTTATCTGTAAATTTTAGTTTATGTGGATCAGTAGATATATCCACTTTGGCCACCTTGTTCCCAGTTGCATCTTTGATGAAATCACCAAATGAAACTGTTCCAATAATAATAGCTGGTGATTTAAGCAATGGAGCTAAATGATTTTTATATGTTTTTTTTTGAACAATACTAGTTGGAAGAATATCAGGAACATAATATGGTAAAGATGCAGATGTGACAATGCTTTTTCTAGTTAATAACATTACTGCTTCCACTACCAAGATATTTTAGATATAATCTTAAGTGCTTATTTTTCATATCTCTTTAGTACTTAAACAGATTGGTTTACAAAATTGTTAATGACATTCAACGTTTTTAATGAACACAGTTTCCAACAAAAGAGTATCGAACAAGAACAAGATCAACTCCAACAAACCTACTTTGGACGTGCAACACAACCTTTTTTTGCAAAAAATGGAAGAAATGCATCAAGAGAAATGCGCATTAGAAGAAAATTGGCAAATAGTTGACAAATCCTTAAAAACTCTGTATGCTGAGTTATGTTTATTAGAATGTGATGAAGAACGTGATAAACACATGGAAAAGATTTTGTGTTTAAAAGATGAGCAAATTAATATAAGTGACACAATAAAAGAGATAAACGATCATTATAATCTTGATCGGTATTTTTCGAATACTGCATCTATTTTGTTTCAGTATTATGATATTATAGAAAAAGGTGGCATTCAACCTCCAACAAATAAAGAGCCTGCACATGAACATAGTATTCTTAAATATTTTGGGAATGCGAGTCCTACACAATCTTCTCAAAGCACAAGTCAATCAAATGTAATTGTAAATCAGCATCAACAAGCTAAAGAACAATCTAGGGGTGTTCTTCTTGATCAGTATCTTCGACTTACTTCACCCGAATATATAGATCATCTTTGCATACAAAGTCAAAATAATGTATGTGATGTGTGTTCATATTGTAAATCAACACATATAGTCACAATGGTGAATGATGGATATGTGTTGTGTAATAATTGTAATAATATTGAGTATATAATTATTGATCATGAAAAACCATCATATCGTGATCCTCCTAAAGAAATAAGCTTTTATGCTTATAAACGAAGTAATCATCTAAACGAATGGTTATCACAAATGCAAGGAAAAGAAACAACAGACATTCCAGAAGAAGTATATGACAAAATTTTGCTTGAAATTAAAAAACAAAAGATCACCAATATGGCATCAATAACTCCAAAGAAAATTAGAGAAATTCTTAGAAAATTACAAATTAATAAATATGAACATATACCTCATATTATTAACCGTTTAACTGGTCGTCCTATGCTTCAAATGTCACCTGATTTAGAAGAAAAGTTGAGAAATATGTTTAAACAAGTGCAAGCACCGTTCTTGAAACATGCACCTGCAACTCGTAAGAACTTTCTTTCATATTCTTACTGCTTGCACAAAATGCTTCAACTCCTGGGAAAAGACGAGTACTTAAACTCATGTACGTTATTAAAATCAAAAGATAAATTAGTGATCCAGGACCAGATATGGAAGAAAATTTGCCAAGATTTAGACTGGCAATTTATTCCATCTTGTTAGAATATTCATCTTTTTTGTTGGACCAGAATCCACCAAAATCAATTTTAATGATCTTCTTTTTTGGTGAATGATCTTAGGTTTATGATTGCCCTGACTCATTGTATTGGATTGTTTGTTTTACAATTAATAAACAAACTTCAATTTTTTTAGTAGCAATTTAATGATTTTTGTTTCAGTCACTATTTGATGATGGTTTGCTTCCAATATTATAATGTAATAAATAAAAAATAGACTTCCTGTTCCAGACAAATCATCCAATATCAAATATGGAAGAAAATTTAATGATTTTTGTTTCAGTCACTATTTGATGATGGTTTGCTTCCAATATTATAATGTAATAAATAAAAAATAGACTTCCTGTTCCAGACAAATCATCCAAGATCAAATATGGAAGAAAATTTGTCAAGATTTGGATTAGCAATTTATTCCAAGCATTTAAGAGTCTTGTTTCCAAGTAAAAAAAATGAAGAGTTAATTCTGAATAATCTTTTTATTCAAATGACTTATCTACGTCCATTAATTGATTTGAAGCTTCCAGATGATGAAATTGCGTTTCAATACAGTGCTGGACTTATAGATACAGATGGTTCAATACAATATATTTCACTTCAAATTACACAAGCTGAAAAGGGAATCAATGCGTTGTTGTTCATGTATGAAACATTTGGCGGAGTTATTGGACCACATCTGCATGAAACAGAGAAAAGACAAAACAGCTATCAATGGAGATTGACTGGAATTATACCAATCCAGATGTTTCTTGCAAAAATTGTAAAATATATGACAGTCAAGAAAAGAGAAGCTGAAATTATTATCAACTTACCATCAACTCATATTCAAGTCATTCCATTACTTGTAACAAATACAATAACGAACGTCACTAAAGAACTGCCATCTCTGCGAGCTGTTGCACAATGGTTGAATTATAAGAGGTTTGATCTTGACCAAGATGCTCATTGTAAGCTAGAACGCAACGGTGTAACTTATCTGATAAAAAGAAAGTACACTAAAGAACAAATTCAAGCGATTGCTAAAACAAAGCAACAGATGTGTGCAAAATTAGTTGAATATCATCACAAGGCGCATGATCCAATTCCAAATGATTTTATCATGACGATTCCATATTTGGCAGGAGTAATTGATGGAGATGGTTGCTTGGACACACATGGAAAGTCATTACAACATCATTCTGTAAAACAACGTTGTGAACCATTGGTTAAAGCATTGTCTTCTCAGTTTGGTGGAGTTCATTATAAACGTCCTGACAATGTATGGGAGTGGTCTATCTATCATCAAGATGAATCAGATAAGATCCTTGAACAAATTGCTCCATACCTGAAAGGCAAATCAAAACAAGCTGAGATTATTCTTGCAATGGCTCCTGGAGAAGCATCTCAAGTTCATGCAAAGCTACGTGAACTTAAAGGAAATATCAATCGTCCAACAGTCAGGATTGATGCAACTATCAACAATGAGCCTGAAAAATTCAAGACTCCTCCAAAGGTACTTCCAGTAGGTGTATATCAAAACAAATGTAATGAACGATATTATTCTAAAATACGAGTGAATAAGATTGAGTATAATTTATGTCATAATGTTGGCATCGAAAAAGCGCAAGAAATATACAAGAAATATAAAAAACTGGCGCTCAAAGAACGAAGAACAGGTGAAATGCAAGTAGATTGGGCGCAATTCACCAAGACTAAAACACTACCTAAGTATAGATTACCATTTCCTGACAAATCCATCAAAATACCTCATGTTTATCCAACAGCTTCTCACACATATCAAGTGAAATTTGTCAAGAATAAAGTCAAACATTGTGTTGGCACATATGAGACCATTGAAGCAGCTATTCAAGCAAGAGACAAGTATGCACAAGAAAATGAACTTACTGTCTAAAATTTTAAATCCACATGAAAGATATTTTAGTTTTTGTTTCAGTCACTATTTGACCATGGATTGCTTCCAATATTTTATAGTGTAATAAAAAAAAGATTTTCTGTTCAATACAAATCTACACACTACCTCATCCAACAGCTTCTCGCACATATCAAGTGCAATGAATTAGCTCACTTACATTTTTGGTTGAAACTGATATATGTAATTACCAATTGCTTTTTTGAATCTTATGTTTTGGCTCAAATATGCTGGTCCGATAAATTTTAACTGATACTTTATCATTAAATCTTATAATTTCACTTCATCCTGAATTACTCGTTTGCACGGATTCGAGAATAAAGGAAGTCTTACTCCACTTTCAAAAGCACCAGTATTGGAATTATCTATCCAACCAAACGCTTATCAAGCACTTGGGTCTTCATCTCTTACTGCCTTCAAGAAGATATTCAAAGCTCCTACTACATCCCTGTCAGACT